AGTACCCAACGACAGTGTATTCCCATTAAAGGTGATTCCGGAAGACGTAAAGGTATTTCCTACCAGGGTGGTTGTGGTGGTAGCTCCACCCAAAGACATGGTGGGTATGCCTCGGCCAACTGAAATGCCGGTAATGTTGAAAGAAATACCAGCGGCGGTAAATGACCCTAGCAATGTGGTAGTTGTGGTGGCTTGCCCTACATTCACAGTCGTCAATGCAGTACCCAACGACAGTGTATTCCCATTGAATGTGATTCCGGAAGACGTAAAGGTATTTCCTACCAGGGTTGTCGTGGTGGTGGCTCCGCCCAAAGACATGGTGGGTATGCCTCGACCAACTGAAATGCCTGAAACGTTAAAGGAAATACCGTCCGAGGTAAACGACCCTAGCAATGTGGTAGTCGTAGTGGCTTGTCCTACATTCACGGTGGTCAATGCAGTACCCAAGGACAATGTATTCCCATTGAATGTGATTCCGGAAGACGTAAATGTACTTCCTAACAGGGTTGTCGTGGTGGTGGCTCCTCCCAAAGACATCGTAGGTATGCCTCGGCCAACTGAAATGCCTGAAACGTTAAAGGAAATACCGTCCGAGGTAAACGACCCTAGCAATGTGGTAGTTGTGGTGGCTTGCCCTACATTCACAGTGGTCAATGCCGTACCTAATGACAATGTATTCCCATTGAATGTGATTCCGGAAGACGTAAAGGTATTTCCTACCAGGGTTGTCGTGGTGGTAGCTCCACCCAAAGACATGGTGGGTATGCCTCGGCCAACTGAAATACCCGTAGTGTTAAAAGAAATACCAGCGGCGGTAAACGACCCTAGCAATGTGGTAGTTGTGGTGGCTTGTCCTACATTCACAGTCGTCAATGCAGTACCCAGTGACAGTGTATTCCCATTGAATGTAATTCCGGAAGAGGTAAACGTATTTCCTAACAGAGTTGTCGTGGTAGTGGCTCCGCCCAAAGACATGGTGGGTATGCCTCGGCCAACGGAAATGCCTGAAACGTTAAAGGAAATACCAGCGGATGTAAATCCAGTTCCATTGATAGTCGTACTAGAAGAGGCATTTCCAATCACGACGGAAGTTGCAAATGATTTTCCTACAAACACAGTTCCACTGGAAAGTGTATCTATTGTATCGGGTAAATTTTCATACATGATGTAATAAGAACCAGTAATTGGATTGGTAGTGGATATATAATTTGCGTCGGTTGTCATTGCTGTTATAGAAATTCGTTTCAACGATGGAATTGCAATGGAGGTAACGGGAACAAGAATAGAGGCGCCCCATAAAAATGCCGACCCACAGGCAATCGTAATCGTAGCGGTAGAAAGATTGTTAATATAAAACCGAAGCGGAGAAAATTTAATAGGACCATTTGTAATATCACTCGGTAAAGTAAGAGTGATGTTATTTGTCAAATGACTGGGGTAGTTCAATACACTATCATAAGGGATATCATTTAAATTTAAAAACCCTCCATTTTGAATAATACTACCATTTTTTCTGGAAAACATTCCAATACTAGATGCTCCAGCTCCAGTAAATATATTGATAAGAGGGCTTGTGTTGGTAGACGGTTCATGGAACGTTACTGTATTTGTAGCTCGTAGGGTTCCCACACTTGCTCCGCCAAATGTTGCAAGCGACGTTGTAAGGGTATTGTTTCCAATCACGAGACCACTGGAATTTATGGTAACGTTAGAACAATTGAGAACAGGAAATTGTGCTTCTCCCACTGAACTTATACTGAACGAATTGCTTGAGCTTGCAATGCTTCCTGTGGTAAATAGGGTAGTTGTTATACCTGAAAAAGTTCCTATGCCTGAGGAAAGCGTAAACCCTGTTCCTGTAATGGAAGCTATGGTACTTCCACCACAAGAAATACCTGAAAACGTAGCTGTTCCTCCACTTGTTATCGAGAACGCGGAGCTTGTAATGAACGACGTTGTCAACCCTGTGGTAGTAATACCTGTAAACGTCCCTAGACCTCCGCTGTTGATGCTGAAGTTGTTGGAGGACGAAAGAATAGACGTTCCCGTAATAGACGAGCTGCACGTCAAGGTAGATGCAATCGTAGTTGGAATACCGGTCCTTGAAATTAGAACGGACGTAGCACTTACACCTCCTAAAGTAAGAGAGGATGCATTGTCCATAGAAGCCGAACTAATACCTGCATCGGCCGTAATAAGACCTCCTGCAAAAATTCTACCTAACCCACCTCCTCCAAGCGCACGTGTATTGATATTATACCCTGACGTAGATATTCCTCCATTTGCATTCAAAACGCCTAAAGATACAGTGAGTCCTTCCGAAACAACAAGTGAGGAGGCTCTAATGGTCCCACTTTTAAACGTAGCCCCATTCATTTCAATAAACGCTTCCGTAGCATAACTTGGAGTAGAAATGATTTGTTTATCTGTAAAATTAGAAATCAAGAGGTAATCATTGATAGTAACAGTTCTCCCACTAGTAGTAATTGTATCGGTGCGCAAGTCAGAAATGAAAGCCGTTCCGGACATATTGACAAGTCCTGTCATTGTTGCATTCTTCAATAGTATAGCAACTTCGGTAGAATTACCAGATTTTACGGTAGCATCCAATGTCCCCGTCGCTACAGAGCCAGAAGGACCAGTGAGTCCAATAGGACCAATAGGTCCTTTATCCCCTTTTTCACCTTTACCCTCCGGACCAATATCACCTTTAAATCCTTGTTCTCCTTTGTCTCCTTTTGGACCACTTATTCCTTCGGGACCTTCGGGTCCAATATATCCTTGCACGCCACGTTCACCTTCTGACCCCTTAAACCCTTTGTCTCCCGTCATACCTCTACTACCCGGAGGACCTTTGGGTCCATCACTACCTTTAGGACCTGTTGCTCCAGGAGGACCAGCAGGACCAATTCTGCCACACGCGGATGCAAGAGATTGTGTGTAAATGGTACTGGATAGCAACTGTCGCGAATTCATATTTCCAGAATTGGGTGTAAGAGTTCCGTTTGGAAGTCTACCACTCATAGTATTATATAATAAACTTTATCTAAATTATTATGAAAACGATGATACCGTTTTGTTAAAATCCATCATGTTTTGTTTAAAATTATACAATTCGTTGAATCTTTTGACTTCTGTCAAGTCGTCGGTATCAAATTTACCACGGGTCAACGCTGTAAGCATAGAATAATCTGCCCAGCGAATCAATTCACTGGTCAGATTGGAATAATTGGATTTATAAGCGTTGATATTTAAATTTCCATAGAGTGTTTCTGTGGAAGTTTTCACGGTAGCCTCTATATCAATTGGGGTTCCGCCTACAGTAAACCCCTCTGTTTTTCCAAAAAACAATAAGTAGCCAACAATCAGCAGCAACCCGACCATGACATACTGAAGCATCTTACTTTGTATCAATATTTTGTTTTCGTGTACACTCGCCTCCTCGGCACCAATCACTGGAAGCTTCACTCTCCACTAAAAATTTAGGGTTGGTTATGGTATCTTGAATGGAAGGAATCAAAGGGTAATGCGTCAGGGAAGCGTAGCATGTTTCGGACAAGGTATTCACACTCTTTTTATTGTTGGAAAACGTATCTGTTTGTTGAAGCAGGGATTCCGTATTCGGGTCATATGCACCTTTTCCTAAATAAGGAACGGTAATGAAAGGGCGATGGGACAAGGCAAATTTGCATCTCGGATGAGTTTGCACCGACCCCAACAGTAATTTAGAATTGTCGTCAATGTGGCACCCGTTCAATCCGCATTGATTTCCTTTTCCTCCTGCAGCACAGTAATTCAAGGCAACATTGTTGGTGGCAAACTGGATGGTTTTTCTCATGTTGGCATCCGACGTATAATAGTTTTGAAGCATGTATTCACTATAATTTCGGTCTTGAATGTTCTTTTGCGTTAAGGAATCGTCATCCTCTCCTAGACGAGACGGTTTCAACAGATTCATACACTTTATTTATATTTTTAATTTCTCTGTTCCATCTTTTCTAGAGGGCATATTTCCATAACAAAACTCACTAAAGCCTTGTTGGTCATTGGGGATTGTCGTGCTGGCGGTCGTGTAAAAGTTTCGCATGGAATATTCTAGTTCCATTTCATTGTTTTTCCCGGTATAAATTCGGGGGTCGTGCATCATTTCTTTGACACTCTCCATGATGTTAGATTCTGTTTTTTCATTGTAGGGTTCGGCAGGAGGCCGATTTGGATTTCCGTTGATTTCAGGTAGCAACACGTTCATCAAAGGGTTGGTCGCCGTCGGTTTTGTGGTATAGGTAGACAGTTGTCCAAACAGTTCTTTTCCGGACAGACCTCGTTCATACAAGACAATGGCAATGATGGTAAATAAACCCGTCCATACAATGTTCAGGGATTGGGTGACAGCAAAGCCTAGAATGGTGAGAACAATGATGGCACGAGTAACCGCGTTTAATTTTTCAGCAACCGACATGGGTTCCTGTGGCCAAAATTGCAATTCATCTTTTTTAAATAAAATGGTATAATCGTGAATCCAAAACGTCATATACGTTGGTTTGTTATTTTATTTTTTGCGTTTCTCTAATTTTTCGCGCAATCGTTCCTTTGTTTTCGCCTTCTTAATGTCCTGACCCATTTTAGCTTGCATGGCATTCACATTGATTTTTCCTAGTTTAGAAAACATGGCTTCAAATTGACCCATGCCTGGCATGTCCTTTAGCTTGGTCAACATTTGGGTTGCTTCTTCCAAGAGTTCACTTTCTTTCAGTTCTCCACTTTTAATCTTGTTGGTAATCTTGTCTCCAACGGCACCCACCAAGTTGGTAATGCTGGCCGGGGAGGACATAAGATTTCGTAGGGTGGCTTCATCGGGATTTTCGCCTACCGTTTCCGCAGCAATTTCCTTAGCCAAACTACCTATTTTACCGTCAATCATGCCCTTGAACCGTTCCGAAATGTCATCCTTGTTTTCCGTGCTAGACAATTCTTCAATCATTTTCTTTAATTTATCCTCGTTCAGCAGCTCGGCTACATCCTTGTTCATGTGTTCCATAGTAGAGATGAGAATGAGCTTGAGGTATTTCCATAGGACGGCCTTGGTGGTAGAGGTAATGCGGTCGTTCCACAACAAGGAAAGGTCTACATCCGGAATCAAGACAAACGAGGTTGCAAACATACCCTCGTTTTGATTCAAAATGTCCAAACAGGCCGGAGGTAAATGGGACACCACGTGCTGAAATACAATGTCGTAGTGAGACTGAACGTCTTGAATTGGACGAGTGGCAAGCTGTTGAATATATGGTTTTTCCAACAATTCGGGGAATGTGCCTGTCAAATCCCGAATAAAGTCATGTAAAATGGTGCAAAATCCTTCGGATGCCATATTATGATGAAATATATTCCTTTTAAACTTTAAACATAATGTTTACTTAACTTGGTCAAATTTTGAATGTATTGAAAGGAACGTGTCTTGTTGTCCGATGTCATGTTTCCAATCATGATACGAATGTCATTGATGATTTCGTCAATGAGTTGAGGCTTTTCCTTTTCCAGTATACTGAGGTCGTCCTTGTAATCTTTGTTCAAAAAGTAGGTTATGTCGCCCTCTTCTATCTTAGAGGCGTACTTGTCCGTAATATGAACTTTCCATCCTTTGATGAGTAAACTGGGGTTCATCTTCTTCACACTGTCCACGTACCGTTTGTATTTTTTAAATTTGACATCATCTACATAAACGGTGGAAATATCGTCCAGACATTCGGTAAACTGTGTATTGAATGTAGATAATACAAGGGAATTATTGGTCATAGTTTATCCTTAGTGTTCTTATTTTAAATGTTTTCGCATTATAATCTTTTGATTTCGTGAGGAATTCCACTTTCTCGTTCCGCTTTGAATTCTTCCAAAGACTTACCTTTCAGTCCGACCTTGTCCGGAACATAGTCCTCTTCAGGGGTATGTATACTGGTTTCTTCTTGCAGAGAACTAAAGTGTCTCAGTTGGCGCATGCCACCATTGCCCTTGGCATACAAATCTTCAGGCGACTGGTCCAAAAAACTATAATTGTCCGAGAGTTGACTCATGGAGTGAAGGGAGAAGCATTCTGGTTCGCCTTGCCCTGCCGTTGCTACTTGATTGAGCGCTTGTTCCTTAGGAAGCAAATAGGATTGAATGTCGTCGCCAAACAAGACCTTGTTGGTATCGGTAAAATAAAGAGCAGGAACTCGCGTAATGACGGGAGGAAGAATGAGCCGTTCCTGATTGAAAATGATATGAATGTTTCCCTGTTGAGTCACTTCTCGCTGGTCAATGCTGATGAAATGAATTTCTTGTTTAAGTCGTGATTTTGCTATTTTTTGCAATAGCTTTTTAGAGGGTTCGCAATAATTGCTGTAGTAGCATATTTCAGGCATATACTATCCTAAAAATATATATTTAAACTTAAAATTGATTAAATAAATAGTAAGTGGTACATGTATAGAGATGAAGCTTGACCTATTGTCCGATGACTCCCTGCTGAAGTTTCGCCTGTCGGGGGTGGACAAAAGTTTCGCCAATGCCATTCGGCGGACATTGATTGGAAACATTCCTATTTTGGTCTTTAAACCGGCAGACTGCATCATAGAGGTCAACACGTCCAGATTCACCAATGAAATCATTGCATCCAGGTTGGGAGGCATTCCCATTCACGACAAGGACATTTCCAGTTCCTATGCGATTACCGTGTCCGAGAAAAATACGGGAGCATCCATGTTGTACGTGACTACGGATAAGTTCAAGGTCAAAAAGAATGGAGAAACGGTATCCTCGCATTCCATTTTCAAACCGGACCCTGTTACCAAACAATACATTGACTTTCTGCGACTTCGTGAAAATGTGGTCGTCTCCGGGGAAGAGTTGGTGCTGACGTGCAAATCTTCCATTGGAACCGCAAGTGAATGTGGAAATTACAATGCGGTCTCTACCTGTGCGTATGCCAACACCATGGACGTGGATGCATCCGAATCGGCCTACATGGGAACGGGGAAAAACAAGCAGGATTGGGATTTACTGGATGCCAAACGATACTTTATCAAAAACTCGTTTGATTTTGTCCTAGAAACGGTCGGTATTTATACCAACCGCGAACTCCTTCTTCTTGCCTCTATCATTCTACGTGAACAATTGTCGTATTTGGCGTCGTCGTCCTATGAAGTAGAACCGAGCATGTCTACCATAGACAACTGTTTTGATGTGAAAATAACCGGAAGTTATAATCACAAGGACCAGTTGATTGAAATGACAGGAGATTACAGCATCGGCAAGCTGTTGGAATACAATTTATATACTAAATTTGATACCCTGACGTACATAACATTTGAAAAGAAGCATCCTCATGACACGTATGGGTTTCTTCGTATTGCGTTCCCTGGGGCTACGGTAGAATCTGTTCGGGGTAAAATTACAGAATCATGCCGTGAGGTATCAACGATGTGCGAGGCGTTTTCCGCTCTCGTAGAAGCTTTGTAAGTTGGGAAGCATGAAGCTGTTGTATCAGCGCCGACACTCTTGCAAGGGACATTCGTGTAGGCCGAATGGCAAGATAGACTCCATGAATGTCATACATCATTTTTTTATAAGGATATCCCACTGGCATTCGCTGTTTGCGAATGTAATACAGGACATAATCTTGATACATGGCTTCACTCAAGCTTTGAATTTCCTTTTCCAGGACAACTGATTCCGATGTATACCAAGGAAAAGCATTCAAAAAGTGAACCAATTCAGGTGTGTTTCGCATGCACAAGTATCGGTAATGAAAGGGAGAATTTCCTTTCAGTACTTCTAGCTCGTAATACGCTCGTCGTTTGATTTTGCATCGTTCTCCATTGCACTTCAACATGAGTCCCTTTCCTAGCACGTTTTGGGCAAGTGCTTCCGCCTCTTCGTAGGAGGATACATCAAACGTTCTTGGAGTGTGAGGACCTGGTTCATAACACTCTACCGCAACACCATCTACCATTTTATATCTACCGACCACATACAAGCTCATGCTGTCCACCGGAGTGATAATTTTATTATCGGGATGTTGCATGACTAAACTATAACAATAATCCGCATGAAGTTCAATCGGATTCATCCTCATGCATTCATAAAACATTTCCGAAAAGGTCTTGTCGGATTCAAAGGTACAGAGAGCGTCAATGACGGAACGAGTCGCAATGTTCCATACGTTGTTTCCGTACCATACGTTAATCATGGTTCCTTCTATGAATTCCTCTACGCGACAATTGGGGAGGGAATACTTGGAGGAAAACGTCTCATAGGAAATGGACTTGACAGGGGATACCGCCACCAATTCATCCTTGTAAAAAAGGGAGGACCGAAACGAAGAATAGGCAGGGTCATGCTTCTTGGCCAAAGGATACTTGACCAGCACTACATCTCCCTTTCGGTGTTGAATGCAATCCGAGGGATAATTAACCATTTGTTTTACTTACATTATAATCTTTATATTATAATAATAATGACTGAAATCAAAAACAATGACGTTGTCCGAATCACATCCTCGGACGAAGAGTTAAACGGTATTTTTTTAGTAAGTTCTATTAAAAACAGTGAAATTGTTCTCAAGGCACCTCCCAATCAAGAGTATACACTTTCTATTGTAGAAGGTGTCATTGACCAAATCAATACCATAACGGTTATTTATTCTTCCAAAGTGTCGGGCTATGCTGAACGTATGGGTTATGTCTTGGAAAAACGTGTTTGTATTACCTTTACGGATGGAATAGAAGAATGTGGTATCATTCAAAAAGTGGAATATGATACCTTAGACATTCAATTGGACAATGGTTCTATGATTTATGTGGATTTTGAATATGAAGGCATTCCGGAAGGCATCCTTAGTCTACGTCTGGATGAACTGTTGCAAATTGATGAAATTGACGAATATTACATTTTCCCGGAGAACAAGCATAGATATCCTTTGGCAAGTCAGTTGATTGATTTGATGGACAGTTTAATCAAGTCGGAGAAATCTACAACAAAAAACATCAAACAAGCCAATTTAATCGTCAAGCGATTCAAAGAGTTGAAAACGCTCTACTCTACCGACGAGGGAATGCCGCGTATACTGCCTTCCAATTACAAACCCTTGGTTCATCCACATCAAGTGAGCTGGATTGTTCCCAGTGTACACGTTCATATTCCTCTACACATTAGTGGAACAGGCGAATTATGGAGAGACATAGAAACACTTCAAACGGGTCGCGGTAGCTACATGTCCATCTACAAACAAATTTTAGAAGAAATGACACCTTTTACGAATGATTTGAATGGAACTCCTGTTACTCATACGGTCCAGGCGGTATTGCCCTCGGCCAGGTTTATTGATTCCAAATGCAAGGCCGAGTATGAAATTTTTATTAAAAAATGGACACCTCAAATGTTAAATGCACCGTATCAGGCTGGATTCTCTACTACACCAGAACGTGTACACATAGACGGATACTATGCCTTGCAAGACGACTATGTCATGTACTCTAGGCTTCAATTGCCTCAAACCAAACTCTTGAATAAAATGAAACTAGAAGAAATGCAGGCACGACCTGACTACTCTATTTTTTATAAACATTTACCCAATTGTGTTCCTGAAATGTCGGACATTCTATCGGACCTGGAACCCTTTTTATCCATACATGATGCCATTCAACAAGTAGAACCCTTTTTAGTGTATGCCAACGATGTCCATGTTCAGTATACAGCCCTCCTTACCCAACAATTGGACCAGCACATCCAGACCTACAAACAGCGCATGACGCCTGATGCCTATGTATACACTCCTCCTCCTCTCATGGAAGACCCCGTGTATGGCATGACGGAGAAAAGCCCCTCCGAATGGTATTTATGGACGCGACGAGAGGATTGTGGACGACTCTATGCTCTCCACGTACAAACGTCTTATGAAATTGAATATTTACAATCGTTGAAAGATAAACTCCACTTGTCGGAAGGCAAGGGTGTCACTCCTCCCGTCGTCAAGCAATATTCTTCCTTGGATGCAGTGAGAAAAGACAAGGGAAAAACAATTTTCTGGGACAAGGACCTGGACAATACCAATTACGATGAACTACGGTCTTATCCTACTGAATTATTGATGCAGCAATACCTTGTGGATATCAAAGACATGTCCATGCCATTAGCACGGCAGTATGCTCCTCATTTTTTGAATAAAAAGAAAGTGGTGATAGACGGGGATTATGCAAAAATGAACGATGTATACTTTAAACGGGTGGGTCAAGAATGGGTCGTAGACGAGACATGTTCAGGTCCATATCCTTGTGTATCCAATGAACCAAACTGTACGACCGATTGTGTAGACATTACTTTCCGACTCAATGAAAATACAAAACATGCTATTTTAAGTGAGTATACCGACCTGTCCTACATCAATGAACCTACACGAACCGCCGAATTGTCCAAATCCATGGAAGAAGCTACGGTCTTGTGGAAAAAGATTTCTACCCTACGAAAACAACATGAATACCTCTACAATAATAAACAGCTCCTTCTTCGGGAGTCTGCCTCGGTCAACATGTCCTCGGTTCACCAACCTCTTTTGTTTTTTATTCTTCAAAAACCGCATTATGAACGCTATAAAGAATTGGCTGCCTTCATTACCATGTATACTCGCCCTCCAGGCAAAGGAGAATTGGAGACATGGCTCTACTGTGTAGAGAGTAATACTCCGTTGGTCCCTTCCGTGTATACTCAGCTCATTGAAGTATATGCCTCCCCTGAAAAATACGAGGCTTTCATTCAGGACAGTTTGATTCGGGGTATCATCGTAAGGGATGATGAAAATTATATTTTGAAAGACAGCGGATATCCTGTAGGACCCATGGCGTTTTCTCAAGTATTTGATGACTTGGTACGAAGCAGTGAATTAAACGAAGATGCTCTCTTTGATGTACCTCGTCTTTTGCATGAAGATACACCGGTCATCATTCAATTGTTGAGTGAAATCGGAACCATTGCCAAAATTGCCATGACGAAATATTTTAACTTTATTGTGAGAGAAATGGACAAACAATCTAAATTATACATTCTACTGTCCATCGGATACATGTTCAAAATTGCTAGTATTGTGTATACCTTTAATGTCGCCGATGGAATTGATGCCGTGCTCAAGCATCAGGAAAAACTATTTCGTATCATGAAAAACAATGGATTTACGGACGAGTATACACTCACGGACAAAGCCATCATGAGCAGTATCATGACCGTATCCAGTAAGTTTGCCATTCAACAATTAGTATACGCTAGAGAACGTAAATTGGGACACCGTACCGCACATACCATTTGGAATACATTTTTGCCTCCTGTAGAGGTCAAGCCAATTAAGACGGAACGTGTACATCCCATGAACATTTTAGTTCTACTCCATCAAGAGGTTCAGGCTCGGCAGCCTCTTCGTCCGGGAGCCCATATCGTCAATACTTGCAAGTGTTCCTTTCAAGGAGAATCCATCCAAAAGCTGATTTCTCAATATCCTTCTCCTCGACCCATTCGGTATTCGCAAGAAATGTCATTTCACATGGCGGAATTTACTCCTACCTACGAGGAAGGACTTCAACCGTTTCAAGCGTTTAAGTTGATTCAGAAAGAGCCGGTCAAGAAAGAACCCGTGGACTTTGTAGAAAAAATGTCCGAAGTACGTACGCGATTGAATCGGTGCATTACCTTACCCGACAAATTTTTTGTTCCGAACATTCCTCTCGTTTACTTGAAAGAATTCATCATTTTGATATCGGTCGCCTGTCCTGAAATTGTAAAGAATGGATTTCGGTATACACTTGAAGTATCTCCTATTGTGTTGCCTATTCTATCACGAACCCATTATGAACTGTTGATGCGAATGAATGGAGGACACTATTTTATTCAATTGTGCAACATGTTTCCTGACTCCAGTGGACTCGGACTGCACGCCATTTCCGAATCGGTAGAAATCAAACAAATGCTGAAAACGTTAGAGATGCCCATGTCGGACATGTCCATTTATGAATTGTATTTTTACATTTTCCGTATCTTTGAATTGTATTTGACAAATTCCGACCCTTCCAAATCGTGTGTACTCATTCAGAAGTACATTGATATTTTCATGGAGGAAAAGGAGGCCATCTTTTTAACCTACGAAGAAATTCGTCGTAAAGTGGTCAAAATAAAAACAAGAGAATCCAACGACCGCCGTCTGAAGCTCTTAGGACTTTCTCCGGCAGACAAGGCCATTCAACAATTTAGAGAAGAAAACAATTTGGACCCCGAGGCAAGAATTGGACGTTTGAGAACGTATAATGCTGACGCCTTTGAGTCCTTGTATTCTGTGTTTCATTCCAAAGAAACCGAAGACAATGGTTCCGATGGAAACATTTTTGATGCAGATTAACAAAGTAAAATATAGCTTCATACTATGAATTATTTAACGTTTTCTATTGCTGTATTCATTGTTTTATTCGCCGTCATTCAGTATACAAAGCCCTTCTTCCTTTATAATACGGATGGCTCGTTGAGACCCTTTGGTATTGGCTACCGAAAAAAGACCGTGGTTCCCTTGTGGTTGGTCGTCATTCTACTTTCCATTTTCACCTATTCCATTGCCATTTATTTCATTCAGTAGATTTTTTATTGGCCATCAAATAGTCATCTACTGTTTTTGTGCACTCACTGTTCATCATCATGATATAGGAAGTGCTTATGGTAATGCTAGCAATGAGCATGTACCATATCCAGACCGATACAACTTCTTTCAAGAGAAGCATGGTCTTAAAATCATTCACCGCTTCCACGTTGGACAATTGGAATACATCCTTGTATTTTTCCGCCGCTTCCGTTTCAAAGCCGTCATAAGTAAATTGGTTGATTAACAACGAGGGAGACTGATAAATAAGAGCAAGTTTATCTTGGTTGACTAATATTTTTTCAATTGTACGAACGCCTCCGGTAAGGTACACAATCAAGTATCCAAACGTATTGGAAAAAGGCGTTTTCCATTCAGGAAAGACTTGTAACAGCAGCATGAACGGTAAAAAAATGCCTATCCATGGTACAAGAGTCGGTAAAATGACGGACGCATAAACACCGCATCGTTCTTTCATGATTTCCACGTTGATGAAATAAAGGAAGAGGACGACCAGAGCCAAAAAGAGAAAGTCATAATACTTGGACAACTGCATCTTGTATTTGAAAATGTAGACATACAACGACATGATCCAAAAAAATGTGCCAAGGGATGATGTAATCATATGTTTAAACTATATATATTTTTTATCTGGAATAAACAAATGGACCATTTGACGGAGCCAGGCATTCGGAACCATTTAATTCAAACTCTGGAAGAGTGTAAACACGTTAAATTTACGTATTATACCACCATGGTCAATTCCGTTCTTTTTGTTGCCTTTATTCTTCTGGTAGGGGCCATTTTACACTTTAAAAAGAAAACAAAATTAACCGACGTTCAAAAGAAGAAACGATATGAAGAGGACCGTCTCCATATTGTCAATCGTCTACGAAGTTTACAGCTGGAAAAAATATCTCCTTATAAATTGATTTAACAACATGGACAAGAGACATGTACATGGAGTCGCTTACGTATTCCGATACTCGCCCGTATGTTCCGCCTATCACGGCAGGACGGGTCATTAAAATCTATGATGGAGATACCTTTACCATCGGCACCTTTTTGGAAGGAAAAGCATACCGGTTTTCCGTAAGAATGCGCGGCATTGATTGCAATGAAATGAAGGGTCCTCACTCGGACAAGGCCAAACTTGCACGGGACGAATTGAGCAAGTTAATGTTCCACAAGGTCGTGGTACTACAACAGGTCGGCTATGACAAGTATGGACGTATACTGGCGGACGTCTATCTGGATGAACTTCATGTCAACGCATGGATGTTGACGAACAAGTACGCCGTTCCTTACTTTGGAGGCAAACGCACCGTAGACGCTATAGATGAATGTGACGAATGATAAAGTCAAAGAACAATTGAGTCAGGAAAATTTTAAATACATTGTCGCCTACGGGAGGCGAGTCAATGTCTCTACGGAAAGTATACTGATGGTTAGAATCTTGAACTGTTAACCATGAATGCGTATCATCCATCTCGTAGGATACGGTCCGACGAGATGTTTTTTCAAGGGAAGGTAAAATGATACGTGGAAACAGGTCGGATTGAATTTCATAGTTGATTTTATCGGACCATAGTACTTTGACCGTATTGTCTTTGACATACATAGAGGCATACTTGTTTTTTTTAAGGGAAACAAAAGAAAACTGTTGATGGGACGTGTACGTAATGGTATTGTAGTTGATGTAGAGTTTAGAACCGATGCATTCGGGATGGGTTGCGGCAATCAACGTCCATAGACCACAACACTGAACCGGAAACATGTTGATATGTAGATACACTTTGATTTGATTCAATTTATTGTAGTCCTAAGAACTATCTTATAATACGGCAATTTTTTTAAGATTACCGTTTTATTGTCTATTATTTTATCCTAGATATAATATAATGAGCAAAAGAATGCGACCCAATGATGAGTTAAACTGGGGTCAATCATCATTAAACCAAGCGCCAGCAACAACAACACAACCAGCAACAGCACCAGCAACAACAACACAACCAGCAACAGCACCAGCAACAACAACACAACCAGCAACAGCACCA